TAACAACTGGACTTGCTGAAGGTGAGGTTAAAGGGTAGTTATCACTACCGTTTACATAAGTTAATATAAGGCATAATTATAGGGGTCATAACGACCCCTTTTCATTGTTCGGGTATCACTAATGTAAAGTTTCTTTACAATACTTTATGTTTACTATATAATATTGTTAAGTTACATTACAAAAAACATCAAATGACTTCTTCAACGGCTGACAAGTACACTACAACTGAATATGGCAAACAAAATATGTTTGGTGCAGAAGTAGCACCTTGGGTTGATGAGAAAGAAAACTATGAAGGTTATGCTGCTAATGCAGAGAAGACCAATGGTCGTTGGGCAATGGTTGGATTCATCGCATTACTTGGTGCATATCTAACAACTGGTCAAATCATTCCTGGTGTATTTTAATGACTACTATTCCAACATATGATATTCCAGCATCACCGATCCTTCTTTTAGGGTTTGCTGGTATTGCGGTTGCTCTGTTCACACTTTATACTGTTAACAAAGCATATTACAATTCACCTTTCAGAGGTTAATATGAAAACCATGATCCAAACCCTATTGATAGGTACAATTGCAATGGCAGTTGTTTATTCACCCACTATTGCATACGTCTAATGAACTACTGGAAAAACGCTGAACAACTCAATGGTCGCATGGCGATGATGGGTTTCTTCGCTGCCGTAATTAACTACGGATTTACTGGCTGGGTTATACCAGGCATCTTTTGACCAAACAGGTCTTTACACCACTCGCACTAGCGAGTCACTTTTACCCCTAACAATCAAAAAAGGAGCAACACAATGACACCCGAAGCAGAAAAGTTTAATGGCTGGATGGCCATGCTAGGATTCGTAGCAGCACTCGGTGCTTATGCAACAACAGGACAAATTATTCCAGGTATTTTCTAATGAACAACAAACAAATCTTTTTAAGAGCAAACGGAAGAGCAGCAATGATTGGCTTCCTTGTACTCTGTGCATCATACGCAACAACTGGCAACCTTATTCCTGGTATCATCTAATGACAAAGCAAACAAAAACACAAACAGAAGACAAGGTAGATTTTTCTATCGCTGAGAAATGGAATGGCATTGCTGCCATCGTTGGATGTGGAGCACTTATCGTGTCCTACTCACTATCTGGACAAATTATACCAGGTTTTGTATAATGACTTGTACATTGTTCACGATCAAGAGATCTACTCTGGTAAAACTACTCATGGTAATAAACTTACCTTGGCTGGCAGTTTCTGCAACAGCAGCATCTCTGGTCGGTACAATTACCTAGTCCAAAACTTTACATAACTAAATAATTACTCGTAACTATCAGCATATCAAAATAAATGAGCGAATTTCAGGTAGCAGCAGACACATTCCCAATATGGAAAGCAGTCCTATGGATCTTTTATCCTATGGCAACACTTGTAATGGCTGAACTACTACTACGTGGATTCGATGACGATGATGACGATGATGGTGGTAAAGGAATCAGAATCCGTTCACAGGAAATGACTCCAGCATACGCACCATCAGGAGCATAATGGATCCACATCATCACTATTGGAGATATGCAGAACGTTGGAATGGCCGTCTTGCAATGGTCGGAGTACTTATTTTAATTTTACAAGCATGTATCAACTAATTTTCGTAGCAGCAGTAGCAGTTACTGCATATTCAAACGGTTTATCTTTTGTCTTTCAATGATACCACTCGCACTCTTATTAACATCAATTCCTCCAGGCTCTAGAGATCTTCTAGAGTTTGGATTTTTTGTGACTGTAGGAATGACCGCAGGATCTTTGGGGTTGATATGATTAACTTCACAGAAATCTATCAAATGGTATTCACGACAGTGGTTAGTGTTATAATGATAACTACTATGTTCATGACCATGATGTCTTACATGATAGAGAATAAATAGTATATCAGCATAAACTAAAATGAATAATGTCAAATTTAACAGACAAAAAAGCAGCAAAGAAGATTATTAAACAAGCAAAGAAACATCCTGACTGGTATACTGAGGAGGATGTGCTCTATGCTAAATCAGTTAAAAGACGTATTAAACAGGAAGAAAAACTAAATGATGATTGAAGAGAAGTACACTGAAGAACAAATGAAACTTCGACAAGAAGTTTTACAAATTCTTTTCAAGAAATTTGGTAATGGAAGCTATTCCAATAAAAAAATATACGAATGTGCCAATGAATGGATTGATAAAGGACATAAGATTTCATCAGGGGTTGTCAAATATTACGATGCATACTATAATAGTCCTAAATAAATACCCTTACAGTTAAGGTCATGGTTCAAAAAATTGTTAACGTCATTGCTCTTGCGTCTGGTGTTGTATCTACTGCCGTTATCGCTAGTGGCGTACTTGTATATGTCAACAGAGATTCAATTGTTGATAGTATCAAGTCTCAAGCTATTGAAGCAGTTAGTGGGTCTTTAGGTGGTGGACTAGGAGGAGATCTTCCTGTTGGCACTCCTGATCTTCCTGCTCCTGATACTTCTGCATCTGCCCCTGTACCTTCTGCTGGTCTAGGAGTTCCTACATTCTAATCATGAAAGTTTTTCTTGCATCATTGTTACTTGTGGGGTCTACAGTAAATCCAATGCTTGCCAATTCTTTGTATAACAATACTCCTCTTGGTCAAAAGGAACAGAGAAGCAAATCTTATAGACCTTGGAGAACTGCTAGTGATTCACAAGCAGGTTACTCTTCTGAACGTAAGTGCTTTAAGACTGAGTATAGAGAAGAATATGTACCAGGCACAGAAGATTCTCCTGGTTATGTAAAGTCTTGGAAGGATACTGTTGAAGTTACTTGTGAAGATTCTAATGTAGGATGGCATAGACCACATAGACCAACACGTAAACCATATTATCGTAGACACGTAACTGTTTATGAAGACACTAATGATTGTTCTGATGGCACTGCTGCTGGAGCAATTCTTGGTGGAGGATTAGGTGCAGTTCTTTCTAGAGGAGATGGTCGTTGGTGGGCAATACCTACAGGAGTTGTTACTGGTGCTATGCTTGGATGTCAGATTGATGGTGGTTAATTATAAATAAGACAGTTGCTTGTCTATTATGGCTGAAGAAGTAAAAGAAGAAGTTCTTGAAGAAGAACATCCTGAAGAGAAGAAGAAAGGCCCTCTAGGTAAACTAAAGGATGCCATACTTCCAGATGCTGATGAACAAGCAGCAATCATCTCTACAGCTGTCAGAATAACCGTGCTTGCCTGGTCGGGTGGAATATTGACTTTAAATTATGTAGCTATACCAGGTGTACCACAACAGAAAATCGATCCAACATTTATTGCTTCGGTCTTTACAGGAGTTTTAGCTAGCTTCGGAATTCAGACCGCATCTAAGAAGGGTGATGGTACTATGAAGATGCAGAACAATGGTAATGGAAATGGTGGTGGCGGCAACGGTGGTGGTGGCATCAGCAAGAAAGATCTTGAGATGTTAATTGAGAAAGCATCACAGACTGGGCCTACTCAAACAATAAGAATTGAGCAAGCACCTATCAAAATTAGTACTGACGAAAAACCTTACACACTATAAACATGGCATCAGATTCTTCGACATTCTTATTCACTAAAGTCAAACAGGTTGCCCATAGTATAAAAGAGTGGGATAAGAATATGGCATATAAGATTCAAGGTAAGTTTAAATTATCTAACTATCAAATGTTTTGTCTTTGCTTTGCAAAAGGATTTATCATTGGTGCGTTGATACTCTAACAGAGTCAGGAAGTCCACACTGAACTAGGCAAAATTACTCAATCCATGCTATAAATAATAGCAGTATGGGATTGAAAAATCATGCCCCTGACACAACAAAAGCATTACACAGTCGGTTATCACGATAATCTACATCATCATTTTGAAATCTGCGAGTACGCTACAGATTCATATGAAGCAATACAACACTCTAAAGAGGATGTTCCTGCACTAAAGGAGCATCCTTCTTTTATTGACTATTGCGTAACAGAAGAAGTACAAAAGATTTCTGATTTTATGTCCTCTGGAATTCCAATGGGACACTAAGATGATTAAAAATAAGCACGAGATAATGTGGTGGATGAGTAGACTCACTATCATGGGAACATCTTTGGGTATGGCGACATGGCTTGCAGCACAAGCATATGTTTAATTTATTAATACATTGGGTAGGGCAGAATATGAATACCCTTGCTCTCTTTAGTTGGGTAATGTTTCTACCCATAGCGTTTTTCTCAATAGACGGACCTCGTAATCCCCACAGGTATAGACATAAATAATAATACAAATATATTAATCTTATGCTATCTACTCAATATCGGTTGAGACTAGCAGCAATATGTAAAGATATAGGTGCTGGAGTTGAAGTAAGTCTAGAAGATATGATCTGGGCTGAAAAACTAGCAAAAGCAAATACTGCTGCTAGAGGTATGTTACAGAGTGCTAGAAGAATTAGTGCAGATCCTACTGACTCTTTTCTGAATAGCTTGAATATAGGAGACCCCGATTCAAGCAATCATCGTAGGGGTTTTGGAGATCCACAAGATGTGGTAGACTGGTTCCATCAAGAACGATCTGATGATTGGAGACAACGTGATTGAAAAAGGTGACAAGATAGTTAAGATGGTGCTGATGAGTCCACATGAAGCAGACCATCTATACAAGAAAGAAAACGGCACATTCTATTGGTGTCATCACAGAAAAAGTGGTGACACCTTTTCTGTACCTGAGATACAGATGGAGATGTTTGAACGTCCAAGACCTAAACCTAATCAGTTTACACAAGAACAACTTGATCGTGCTCCGCATCATAATATGCTAGAGAAATACTATGGTAAGGACTGGAAACCCATACCACAAGAAGGATTGGAGGATCATTTTTAATGTTTATTGTCCCTGAATACACTTGTAAGCATCCTATATTTCCTCATCATAATACTGTTGATCTAATGTATGATGCTTTAAACATTGAGTGTGAGCAACACGATTGGTATGCTTATCTTGATTTTATAAGTGAGAATCAATATGATTTTGGTGGAGGATAATGAGTGATGTGGTCTGGTCAATAAATATTATGATAGGCTTGCTCTTAATCGGAGTATGTGTTACACTCTACTGGATTTTTAAATACGATGATTGGAATCCTAACCCCGTTGTACATAGTGACCTCTCCCCTGAACGTGGGACAGATGATTCAGGAAGTGAGGAATTGGGAGTCAGAGAGGACTAGAACTCCTGTAGATGAGATGCTAAATAACTCACTAGAACAATTGGAGTGGGGAGATTATGGGAGCGAT